CTCTTTGCCTCCCTTCATTCGTTTAATTGTATTTTGAAACAAGGCAATACTGAATTCTACTAACGGCGGAAACTGCTCAATCAGCCCTCGCATTTGGTCAAAAAATTGTCCTGCTGTAGCAATTAACGCTTGTCCTTCTTGCTGTTGTTGCTGTTGGTCTATAGCTACCATCGAATCTGAAGCTATTTGAATACGGTAGCTACGTTTCGTGTCGTCGCGTAGTATGTCAATAATTTGACGCTTCATATCCTCGATAAGCATTAGAGGATCTGGCTGTGGAGCTATAGGAGGTAGCTCAACTGGTAGCATACCTTCTTGTCCTGGTTCTGGCATTGGCGCGGGAGGTGGCGTTGGTATAAAGATGGTAGGCTCAATAAGAGCTGTCGCATCTCCAATTTCTAAAATCCTAGCTTCATCAAATTGTTCGCAAATGATAGCGCCAAGTTTAGCGATAGCGTCCGACATAAACTTGGTAAACATGTTCTGTCGTACAATTAACCCCATTGACGACCACTGATTTTCTAACCTGTTGGCCGTAGCAGATTTGTATTGCTCTGAGGTGCCACGTAATAGATCAGAAACTTTCAGCGTTTCGTAAAGCTGCTGTAAAGCATTTTGTCGAATTTCTTGAAGAACATTAAGTGCATTTGCAAATGGCTCAAATGGAGCAAACTCCATAGACCCTTGCAAGCCGCCTCTGCCGCGATTTGCAGGCCAATTATCAACAGGGACACCCTTTAGGTCATCTTCAAAGATTTGTTCAATGGTGCGGCCCATAGCGCTGTCATAAGCAAAGTTAGTGCGTATTGCTTGAGTGACAGCATGGATACGGGTTGTAAGGCGTTCTACTTCTAGAATTTGGTCTTTAACATGAGCGTAATCAGATACTGGGATTACGCTATCTGGATCAATGGATTGTCTGATAACTGAACAGGGATAGAACCCTTCAAATTTGATGGGTGGCTCCATCTCTTCAATAATGGTTTTATCACCACCTTTTTGGATCCAATAAACTTTGTTTGTTGCTTGGCACCAAATTTCAAATACTTCTGCTTTCCCTTCAAACTTATCTTCTTTTCGAGCTATGTCTTTTTTAATGACCTCTGGAAAACTGTCATAGTTTAATTCTTCTGCAACAACGTCGCCAAAAAGAGATTTTGCTTGGTCTCTGTCTAAGAACGCACGTCTAGCCTGCCATTCTATTTCTTGCTCATTCCGAGCATCGGAGCAGAAGTAATCACTGTAAGAAATGACTTCTAAAACAGCTTTTTCATCTGTTTTTTGTTCTACTTCTACAGATTTAACTAAAATGCCCCCTGTTGTTTCTGTAAAGCCTTCTATATCGTCTTCATAAGGCTGACCATTGCCATCCAAATAAGCTCCGCTTGGGTCTTTAATGATAGCAATCTCTTGAAAAACTGTTTCAAACTTAGCTATGTATCTAGCCCATAAAACGGCTTGTCCAGTAAGCAAAAATTGCAGAGCTGCTTGATAACCGATCTTATCAAAATCAAAGTTGCAATCCATGGCATACTGAGTGTTGCGTTCTATAATAACGCTGCCTAGTTCGTAGGGTATGCCACCTGCTCTTTTACGTAAATTTACTTCAGCTTTAGGTGTTGAGCTGTAATAAGCAGGTAGCAGGGTATTAATGCAGTACCACCAAACATTTAATCGTCGCTGTGCGTCTCGTAATGTGTCTACTTGTCTGTGTGCGTTATAAACCCGAATTGACTCTTCAGCGTCTTGAATAAACTTTTTACGTCTTGTTTCTGCATCAGAAATCTGAGCTTTCCACCAGCGACCTGAATACTTTTTAATTAGTGAAACAGGTTGTTTTTTCATATTTTACTCTTAGAGTTTCTAGCTCGTACTTTTGCTATGTAACTTTGTAATTTAACCAAGCCTTTGTTGAATACTTCTGCTGGTTGCTCCCATTTAGAATCAATTAAACGTGCTTTACAAAGATAGCGCAAAGCATCACAATTATGTGACACGACCCCATTGCCCAAAACAAAAGTACTTGTTTTTGGAACATTTAAGCAATACACGTCTTGCGGGGTTTCGGAATAAGATTTGGATTTAACCGTCTTCGCCTGGCTGACATTTTGCAATTCTGATGACAATACTTGGCTTTCCATGCCATGTGTTTTTTTGTTTGAAACTCCGCCTGGCAAAACTCGCAAGTTTTGGTAATTAGCGGCATGTTGGCTGCTATTTGCCTGGCATGTTCTGAATGCCATTCCCGCCCCTGTAGCGACTTGTGCCAAAATTTTGACATCGGCACAGCGTTCTTCAGCAAATTGGCTTTGGCCCACTCCCTCCGCTCTGGCGTCATATGATTGGAAAGATGAGTTTTGGAATCTAACAATTCTAAGTTTTTTATCTGATTGTTGGCTCTGTTGCCATCCTTGTGATGAATGTGAAACCCTTTTGGGATTGCACCATTGAAGTATTCCCAAACCTTTCTGTGCAAGCGTCTTGAGCCACGCACGCCTTTTTGCTGGGCTGAAAAGTAATTGCCGCAACGATAATAACGGGTTCCGTCGAATTGTTGGCACGTGTGCGAAATAACCTTTACTTTCATACGTAACGTAGTCTATCCAATCCTCAGAGGTAATGGCAATAGCTGTTTTATATGTGCCGTTTGCTAATCGAAACAGATGGTCTGGAGTACAAACAATTTCAGAATTGTCGTTAAAAACAAGTTTTATGACGTTGGCCTGTTTGCGGGTTAGTGCGCCGCACGCCTCATGGTAATAACCGTCGTGAGATAAAACTGCGACGGAATAGTTGCCGCAAAGGTCTTTAATTGGCAAAGGCCCAGAATCGGTCATTACAAGCGTATCACCAGCCAAACAAGCATGGTCATTGCCGCTTGTGTCCAAATCCTCTGGTCTTCGTTTGTCTATTGACATAGATGGTAAAGTTTCTAGCAAGTACGGGCAAGTAGCAAATATGTAAAGCAACGGAGGTTTAGCTACTAGCCTTTGTCTAATCTGGGACCACCCTGAAAGCCGGTCATTGTCAGCAGCCCTAAAACTCATCTGCTTATACTTGCTAAATACAGCTGTAAACTGATCGTTTATGCTTGGTCCACCCTCATGATTAAAGATGCTAGGGTCGGCAACAGCTACTGCATTTTCTCCCACGGAAACTGATGCAATTCTGTTAGCCTGCTCGACGTTATCAACTCCTTTTCCCCACATTTCGCGATAGATGATAATAGCTCCTTTTGGATATGGTACTTCGTTACCTCTGTCATCACGTCCAGAACTAACAGCACCCCAGACAGCAGCAAAAGGGCTACGATAACCCCAGTCATAGCCCAAATAACGAGGCCAGTGTTGAGGGACGTTAAAAGCAGCAATGATATGTTTAGAGCTAAACTCAGGAAAGTAACTACCCTCATGAATCTCAAAGTCTCCTTCTAGCCAAGCCCGCACCAGCTCTGGACTACCAACCATGTGCAAGCGGTTAATGTACTCAGGGTCACGCGCTAACAAGATTTGATTATCATGCACCCTACTTGGTATGTAGATGTAATCAAAACTGGCGCCGTTAGGCAGGTCTTTTGTTAATACTTTCATCCCTTTGGGAGCTGGTTTGATAAACAATTCCTTTAGCCAGCTATGACCTATACCACCAGGGTTGAATGTAAGGATGATTTGACCGCCTCCCTTGCCTCGTAATGCTCCAAATAGCTTCCAAATACAGGACGGGTCAGCATAGTTACCAGCTTCTTCTATAGCGCAATCTGAGAGGTTCTGGCCTTGGTACTTCTCGGCGTCAGCGTCATTAGCTAAAGGTCTAAAACGTAAGCGACCACCCGATACGAAGGTAAACTGCTTTTTCTGGTCCTGCCAATGCGCTTTAAGCGGCAAATATATCTGTTTAGCACGCTCAATAAGGTCATCAGCTTGGGGTAATTCTTTACGAAAAAAGATAGCATTGAAATGAACCCCTAATTGCTCCTGCTTGATTGCAAACTTGCCTAGTACGCCGTCAGTCTTGCCACCACCACGGGCGCCCCCATAACCAACCAATGTAATCGGACAAGCAACTAGAGCCTCTTGAGGGCCAGATTGAGGCGCCCAGACAATATGCTCATCAAGGCGCTGTTCAGCTACCCAATCACTCACAGCGGCAATACCTCTTGCCGTAAGCGGTTGGCAGCTAATTCGCAATACTTTTCTTCAATTTCAATGCCAATAACTTTCCATTGGAGGTCTTTTGCTGCTCGTAAACTACTTCCACTTCCTGCAAAAGGGTCAAGCATTGTTCCAATTTTATGACATCTTAAAAATGGATACATTACATTTACAGGTTTTTCTGTTGGATGACGAAGACTGGAACCGTTGATTCGAGGGACTTTTATAATGTCTGTTGGTCGATAAACAAAAGAATGGTTAATTCCAGGGTAAAAAGCGCACCCTTCCCACTGTCTACCGAACTCATGTTGTAAATCCCCCATGGAATGGCTGCCTTTGTCCCAAACTATAAAACTTTTTGGTTTTGGGAGTTCGTATAAATTATCCCATCGACACCATACAAACATTGCACCCGTGTATTTTAACTCTGTAAATATCCAATGCGGAAATTTATCATCGTTTGCTATTCCCCCTAATTGTTCGTGCTTTGCCCGCCAATTACTGTGATAATCCATTCCATAAGGCGGATCGGTAAGCACTAAATCGACAGGCTCTAAATGGGGTAGAATATTCTTACAATCCCCATGGTATAAAGTAACGTAATCATCTTGGTAGTAAGGCTTAATCACTTCCCGCTCACCATTACCACGTCATCGCTGTAGATCCGCTCCACGCTACACTTAGGGTTTTGGCATACAAAGTACAAACCATTATCGCCCCCAAAGTGGCTTACATACGGCTGCTCATCCTCCACCTTCATAGTGGTAATATGCTCGCACCAAGGACAACGCTTTACCTCTTCTTGACTCTCTTTAAAGCTGTGCTCAATCCCCATACCCGCTCGTAATCCCTTTGCCTTACTCTGTTACCGTTTAACCTAAAATACCAGTTACACCTAGCTGCCCCACAGTTCATCCATTCCTTAACCGTGACAATTACCCCAATAAGCCCACACCGAGGGCAGCAGTAAAAGCTACTCCTCGCTATCTTCGGGGCTAAGGTACTTCTGGATAAACTCTTCTTTCGATAGCGGCTTGGCACTCACCACACTCCTTACCTCACCGCTAATTTCTATCTGATGCTGCTCGCTCCAACCAAGCTTGGTTTTAAGCAGGTGAAGCAAGATAGGCGTATTCCCATTCATCGCTTCAGCCACCGCTACCGATGCTAGCCCCCTCTGCATCTCAGCCTGGCCCTCTAAAAACTCCTCTAGGTAGTACTTCTCTAGGATGTACGTGCTAACCCTAGCAGCAAGCGATGTAGACGCCTTAGAAAGCCCAAGGCGCGCCAAATCCCGTATCTGTAAGGCTAACTGCTCATCCCTCTGATGGTCTCTCGTATGCGGAACCTGCCGCATTATAGGAGGCAATACTTCTATAACTGCGTTTGAATCACCCTGCCGCTCGGATAAATTTGGCGACTCAATAGAACTTTCAGCCTGTTTTAAATCATCGTCATTCATAAAACGCCGGTTGGGTATAATAGGGAAATTTTATATGGGTGATTGGATATATATGTAACCGGTACCCTCTCTGTTTTCAAAAAGTTTTGGAAATTGAAAAACGTGCGTAGTAATTTCAATAAGTTAGCGGCGAATGGCATTTGAGAAACGTTTAGTTTACTAGTTTTCTGGTTCTCGTTAGCTAACCAAGGCAGGGTAACTACGCAATATCATTAAGTAATTGTGCAAACTCTGCCGATGATAGCCCCGATATCTCATGCAGTATCACCAACTCCAACGGCCAGTACATCACCTTGACCCGCTCACGATACTGCCATGCTTTCTGTGTTATACCTATCAGCTTGCCTGCCTCGGTCTGATTTAATCCCAGTAGCTTTCGTATCGAGTAGTAGAGATTGCCCCGGGGTCTACCGATAGCATGACGATACTTTGCTCGGTATCGTTTCGAGTACATTTCTTTTAGCTTATTGACCCGGGCTGAATACTCTACTCCATCAAGCATAATATCAGCGTACCCGATCTAATTATTTTGACGCTAGTGAAAATATCTGAAAATAACTGTAGACAGTAATCATCTCATACGATAAGCTGTATACAGTGATTGAGAGTAATCACTAACTAACTACGGAGAATATATGACATCAATCGTTGCACGAATACTTCTCAACACCGGTTACAGATTCCCTAAGTACGGCCTGTTTGGTCGTAATTGTCGTGGTCGCCAAGTGCTGCGCCTAGTCGGCATAAACTGCGTACGCTGTAATCTGGCAGCCGATAGCCTGCTAATGAGTCTAGAGCGATAACAAGTCGAAACTCCCTACGGGGAGTCTACCCGTTAGGCGGGTACTGATGAGACTAACTAACTACGAAGGATATATGCTTAAAGAATCAGACATACTTTTTGAGATTGGCGACTTTTGGGTATGCAAGGCGATTGGTCGCAACTGGCAAGGCTATGAGGTACTTAAAAACGGGATCACGCATAGCGTTGTAATGGCCAGTATCGGCTATAGCGGCGAAAAAGGATTGCAACGAGCGATCGAAGAGGCAAAGCAACGCCACAATCAATTGTTTTTTGAATCACGTGTCACCGTTGTACGCAATCCAATCGACGGATAGCCCCTACAATGCCCCAGGCTGCGTTTTCTATCGTAGCCTAGGGGTAACCCTACCCCAGCCTATTATCTCTCAACCTTGACCATCCTAGAGCCTTTAACAGGCTATTCAGGTATTTCATCCAAACTAATCCCCGTCTTTTCCCTTAACCAATCATATTTACCATCCTTAGTAACAAACGGTTCCTTCTTAATAGCTACTGGTATTTTTTTAATGGTAGTTTCTAATGGTAATACTTTTAATGGTAGCGGGTCATTTTGCCCCCGATCATTGGGGTCATTTTGCCCCCTATATGGGTTCAATTTGCCCCCATTCGAGGTCAGATTGACCCCGTTCATTGGGGGCGTTTTGACCCCATTCGTGTTGAGGTACCGACCCCTTCCCTTGCTCGTTTGTCGCAGTAGTCCGGCTGATAGTAATCGGCGGATCATTCGCTTGGTAGCTGATTCAGAGAATCGCAATTCCGCCGCTATATGCGGAATGGAGGCAAAGCACGGTCGCTTGTTTCTCTCAAACCTTTGAACGTAACTAAGAATTAGTGCTTCGTGGTGGGAGAAACCGGCATCAACTAGCGAAAAGTCTACTATACCTATGCGGTGTTTTTTGGTATCTTTACCCATATTGTTCCTTTTGTAAGAGCCGGTTTTACTTTCGCGAGTGACCGGCTCTTTTTTATTGTTTCAGCTAGTTATACTCCTCCAGCAATAATCCCTCAAGAAATTTTCATAACAACCGAAACTAATGCTGTACACAGTACATCGTATTGTGTAGGATTGATGCTGTAAACAGTACCTAAAAGGAGATTTATGAAATTGATACTCGCAACATTAGTGTTTGTACCGTGCGTAGCGTTCGCACAGACAGAATTAACAGATCTTGACTGGGCTATCGCTAACGGTACGTTCGGTCGTGACAACCGCGTGACAGCATCCCCTGGATTGCCGATCCAGCCCGTATTACCCGTACCGCAAGATAACGGACCATGGGGTACTGGGTATAGCATTGTTACTACTACTCGCCCACAACGCAGTATTTACGACCGAGACGTAACCGGATCTGAGACTGTACAACGGGTAGTACCGAAGGATGGGTTAGGACAGCCCATGCGCGGACTGGATCTAGGTTGGTAAAGCACAGTGGGCTTGGTGACGAGTCCACGATGCTTCACCAGTAACGGTAAGCTAACTAAGGAGATAAAAATGAAAAAAATACTTGCAATTCTATTGCTTTGTTGCACCGGTTGTACAGGCATAGAGGCTGGGGGTAAACTGTGGATAACTCGCGTTGATGAGCGACAGGAATCTCAGAAAACCCATAACGTGCCACTCAAGTGCTATCTGTGGTCTAACTGTCAATCAACCGACATTCAAGGGAGCTAAGTCATGATTGATAACATTAAACAACTTCTATTCACGCCTACGGGCATTGTTGTCACCTTGCTCCACGTTGCGTTCTTTGTGGGGTTCGTAACTTGTACGATAGGCTTCAAGGTGTACGTGCTCGGCGAAGATCCTGCTGCTATTACAGCACCGATTAAAAGTAAATGAACAAAAGCTGGATACTAGCTGGCATGGTTGCGCTTGCCTGGTACGTCTCACTACCCGCATCCGTTGTGTATCACGGGAGTAGGGTAGTTAGGCGACCAGTCGAGCCGACCAGGACCGTATTAGAGGCTGAGATAGATAGGGCCGCCGATGCCTACGGGCTAAGGCGGGCGGTTTTGAGGGCTTTGGTACGTGTTGAGAGCGCGTTTAATCCGAAAGCAGTGTCGCCGGTAGGGGCGAGAGGTATCGCTCAAATAATGCCAGCGAACCATCGTAGGTGTGGGCTTCCTGATGCTAACAAATTATGGGACGCCACGTATAACTTACGCTGTGGAGCTAAGATTTTGCGCGAAGAATTAGACGAGCACGGCGACCTACACAAAGCTTTGACGGTGTACAACTGCGGCAAGGTTAAATGCTCAGAAGGGCAGAGATATGCTGCAAAAGTAATATCTCTGTCAAAACTGTATTAAACTGTAGACACGTACACAGTAGTGGTGTATACAGTCTGCAGTTACTAACTAACTAACTAAGGGGAAGAAAATGCAAATAATCGAAATAGATTTACCTTTGTATAAAATTCAGCACAAAGGCGTGACTTTTTACGTGCGAGCAAGTCATAGCGGCGACGGTAGAGTCATACTGGACGTAGCAGATACGGGCGACACACTAATTAGAACGTGGGCCGAGCTAATTGATGCAGTCAGACAAGATTCAGAATCGCTGTACGACACACTAGATGAAGCAATCTATAACGCAACACCGGAGATGTACGACCATGAATAATCAATTAACAACAACAAACAATATGGAGATGCTTACAGCTCTCCGCAATACAGTAGCGCCTGGACTGACTGAGCCGGAGTTTCGCTTGTTTGCCGAAATGTGTCGGGCAACAGGGCTAAACCCTGCGACAAAAGAAATTTGGGCTATCAAAGCAGGGGGACGCCTCCAGCTTATGACGGGGATCAACGGGTTCTTGAAAATAGCGAATTCGCATCCGGCTTTTGACGGCATGGAAGTATCGCACGAGTGGGATGGCAAAAACCTGGTTAGCTGTACTGTCAAGGTACACCGCAAAGACCGCAAGTTCCCTGCTATCGCTACGGCGTACATGGCTGAGTATGGCAAGCCGACACCAATCTGGAAGCAGATGCCGTCAGTAATGCTAGCAAAGTGTGCCAAGTCCCTGGCTATCCGCGAGGCATTTATTCAAGAGCTGGGAGGTTTGTACACGGCTGAAGAGATGCCAGCAGATTTTGCACCGCCAAAGCATGATCCTGTGGTGTTCACCACCGATGGAGAGGAGAGAGTAAAGGTTACTCGAACCTCAATATCAGTCCCGCAGCGAGAGGAGATTTTATTTGTTGACACCAACACAGGCGAGATTGACGAACTGCCGAATTGGGACAAGCCGCTATCAAAAAAGAAGGCGGTGCCAACCTTCTACGACATATCAAAATTGGAAGGCCGGGCAAAAGAAAAAGCCGCCGCTTATTTGAGAGATTGCGAAGCAAAACTAATTGTAAATGACGTATACAGAGCCCCGATTCGACTAGAAAAACTAACGCAGTGTATCACGGAGGATTACACCGATGCAGGCCAAGACGAAACAATTATGGCTGCGGACTAGAGCAGCGGGAGTGATCAATGAAACCAGTATGGGAAAAAGAACAGGAAAAATGGGTGCGGTCAGGCTGGCAGCGGTACACAACCTACTACCTAAAGGAGCAATTAGCCTATTTAAAGCTGCTTTCGAGCGAGAGGCGACAACACGTGATGGATATACTAGCAGAGATAATTAATGACTATCGAAAACGCAATAAGTGAACTGTTAAAGCTGGTTAACAGCTTTGCATCAACCGAAAAACTGTCGGATTTTGAGCGTGGGCAGTTGGACGGTTTGTTGTGGGCTATTGACGTAATCGATGAAAAAACCCCTGACTCATCGGACAATGAATCAGGGGACTAACTAAGGAGGCTAAACTGAATTAGCTTCCTTCAATAATACAGGAGGTAGAACAACGTGGCAACAAGGATTGGAGCATTTAAGGCTAACACATCACAATTAGTCATCTGGCAACAACCTGAGCGCATCAATTTTACGTTTCAAAAACATTATAGGGACAAAAGAACCGGGCAGTACAAAGCGACTCAAACCATTTTTGCGGATGAGCTTGAGGCTATCGGCGAGATGTTTTTGCGAGCCGCAGCGTGGGCAAAAAAACACAACTGCGGGCAACCACTGCCTAAAGGCATGGTACAAATAGACGATGTTTTAACGAGTGTAACTAAACAGATAAAGGATAGATATGAAACCAGTCAAAACATATAAAGAAGGCGGACTACAAGTAACAATGTGGCCTGCTAACAACGGAGGCTATACGTATCAAATTAGCAAGCGCTACAAAGACAAAAAAACAGAAGAATGGAAAGACTCGAAGTATCTTTATAAGTCCGATTTAGAAAAACTTGTGCTATTGTTGCAAGAAGCCATCAACAGCGAGGCAGAGCGCGTAAGTTACGATGCGGAACGTGTAACTAGTGGTCAACCTGTTACACCGCCAGCAAAGCAAAAGTATGAGTTGGCGCAAGACGACATTGATGACTTGCCGTTTTAACGTACGGGATTGGTAGTGGCTGGGTTTTGCCAGGTGACATTTATGCGAAGCATGATGCTGAGTTTTGCGAGCTGGTTTTTAACTGCTGCTACTATCCCTTCCTGTTATGCTCGACCAATCAAACTGCATGCCGTAGTGGCAAAAGGCCCAAACTCTGTCACATGTCAGCAAGGCAGGCGGTTAATACGAGATGTACAGGCAATATTTAAACGAGACGATATCAACATATCGTTACGACGTTTTCAGTGCATACCCAACCCGAAACGGTCCAAGGACCGGCTAACAGGTTACGGAATAGACAACACCCATTGGTGGTGGGACGAAGAGTATTTTATTGGCAAAAACTATCGCAAAGGCTGGCTGCACCACGCAATACTACCACCGATTCAACACGATAATTCGCTGTGGATAGCCGGGCAAGCGTACCAAAGCTGTAACAAATACGGCCACAAGATCAGCACCAGTAACGCTACGATTGTCAGTGCACTAGGAGAGCCACGTTACCGTCATTCCGTGATAGCAGCAGCACACGAGATAGGACACTCACTAGGTGCAGATCATGATGATAGTTTGCCAGCAACAATCATGCACGGTGCCGCACTACAATACGTGAATCTTTGGAATAACTGGCTACCAATTTCACAAGCAACATTAACAACAATTCGACAATGTAACAAAGGACGCTAAATGCTATACGGAATTGATTATTTAGGATTACCCAAATATACAGACCTTGCAATTAGAGAGCATCCAGAAGGTTGGGCAGCTGGTTGCTTTGCTAACACGTTTGGTAATGCTCTACCCGCAGTAGATCGACTACTTGGTACTGGCAGGTGTCCACATTTTAGAGTGCATTTACTATGGAGTGATGCTCATCGTTTTGGCGACGCTGATATTCCAACAATAAGGCAATTAGCACGCAAATACGAACTGCTTAAACGGAAGTATAATTTTGTCGTAATGGAGATTTCGCCATTTTGTGAGCATAACGTAAGCAATCCAGACAAATACCTAGATATTGTAAAACAGGAAGCACCTAGCTGTATCATAGTTAATACACCATGGCAGGGTGCAGTATCGCGACGCTATAAAAACGAAACGCACGGCACACATAGGCCTTTAGCTGGTAGCTATAATTACAGTTGGGATGGCACGTCTTGTGTTGACGGAGATGTAGAAGCAAGCAAAGCGCTACATGCTAGGTCAGACGTATACTTCTGGTGGCATCCTGCAATGAATGGCAGGTTAAACACTAACGATAAAACCCCCCGATCACAGCGAAAGGCTTGGCCAACCTCAGAGTTGATCGACTCAATGATTTATCTTCACAATCCAGCAGGTAGAGTAAAACTACCTCGTAACTACCTGTGGAAATCTCATGCCGATAGACATAGTACACCACCAGAACCACGAGCATATAAGCCAGTGCTTATTATGCCGCCTAAAGCACGTCGTGTTGAACTAGTAGCAGATAATGGCCAAGTTGTAGCAATAGCAGGCGCAGCAGCACCGTTTAACGATGGTAGGTTTAGGTACTACTGGCCTGATTTTGGCTACAAACTTGCTGAAAAAGCAGTACGTATACACAACAAGCCAACCTGCAAGTTAGTTGTTGATGGGAAGGAAATGGGCATTGTAAACCCTGCTTTTAGAGGGGGATCGTTTCGATGAGTAAAACACCTGAAGAGATACCAGGCAAGCGCTTCACCATTGAAGACATCCGCAGCTGGAACCCATGCTACGACCCCGCAAGGCATTTGCCTGAAGGTTGGAGCGGGACTGCTGCCGATATATTGCGGCATGAAACTATTCCCGCCAAAGACAGGCTATGGGTTGTGTGCAGAGAAAATTTGATAGACGCAAAGACACTACGGCTTTTTGCTGTTTGGTGCGCTAGGCAGGTTGAGCATCTAATGATAGACGAGCGGAGTAAAAAAGCCCTCGAAGTAGCTGAACGATTTGCAAACGGCGAGGCAACCTCTGAAGAGTTGGCTGCTGCTTGGGCTGCTGCTGGGGCTGCTGCTGGGGATGCTGCTTGGGCTGCTACTGGGGCTGCTGCTTGGGCTGCTGCTGGGGATGCTGCTTGGGCTGCTACTGGGGCTGCTGCTGGGGCTGCTACTGGGGATGCTGCTTGGGCTGCTCAAGTTGCTCGACTATTAAAAATGGTAGAGGGGGAATGAAAACACCTGAAGAGATGGCAACCGACTACGCAAACAACAACAGCGGCAACTGTTGCGCCAACGACTTCCCTGGACTGCGGGAAGCATGGCTCGCTGGCTACAAGGCGGCGATGGAGCAGGTAGAATACTACAAAGCCCAAGCAGATAAGTGGCGCAATGAGCTAAGCAACTTAAATTATCGGTACGCTGCCAAATGCGAGGCTTATGCCGAAAAGTGCGCTGAGGATGAGGGGAGAGATGCGATGGATCAGGTTGCTGATAAGCCAATATCGCTATCAGTCCGAGAAGTAGAAGAGCATATACATGAAGCTGCAAGCAGGGCTTTTCATCAGGGCTATGACTCTGCAAAAGGACATTACCAAACAGAGTGGATCAGCGTTAAGGATAGGTTGCCGGAGATAAATCAAGGATTTATAGCTTTTGTTAATAACAAAGAAGTTTGTAACTGCGACCGCTATCAAAACAGAAGTACAGATGACACTCCTATTTTTTATGCCTCAACTAAAACAGGCTTGTTGATTTGTAGCTTGGAAAGCGTATCGCATTGGCAGCCGCTACCAGCACCGCCGAAGGAGGAGAAATGAAAAACACCCTAGTGGGAGAACTTCCCCGGCACCTGTACTGTTATGTGGACAGCAGGTTTACGCACAATGAACCGCAAGGTTTTATACCTTGTGTATGGTTTGGGCTAGTCTCCTACCCCGGAAGAATTTGGGGGTGCACTGTAATGCTAGAATCAGGCGCAATATACAGAAACCTGCCATCGCATTGTTTGGCATTTGATGCCGCACCTCAAACACCTTGGGAACCAGAAGAAGCGCAAACTTGGGATTGCTACGGCGAAGATTTTACCTGCTTAGAATACCGCTACCTAGCAGGGTTAGAATGTAAGGTTCAAACACAGTTTAGACCAGGGCAACATGAAGGACAGTATTTGTTTACCGTAGCTCCTGTTGGTGATGGCTTCTCTGCATATCCTGAGCAGGCAAAGGAGTTCTGCTTCATCCAACTATACAATGGCAGACTGACTATCCAACCAACTAACCTCGTCGTGTTTAAAGACAAAAGTTTCACAGATGATAACCTGCAATTTCCAACAGGGTTGAAACGACAAACTGACATCTTTACAGTCGAATAACACTAAATCTTAACTTGCAGTAAAAGGTTCTGACTATGGTAAATTCACGCGCTAAAGGTGCCGCAGGGGAGCGAGAGCTAGCAAACAAGCTAAAAGAACATGGCTTTACTGCTAGGCGAACACAACAGTTCTGTGGCGCAGCAGGTGACTCAGACGTAGTTTGCACCGAATTAACGTCATACCACATCGAAGTTAAACGAGTGCAAAATCTTAATGTAGACAAAGCTATAGACCAAGCAACAAGAGATTGCGGTGATAAAACTCCAGTAGTTATTCACCGCAAAAACAATAGACCCTGGCTGGTAACACTATACTTAGAAGATTGGCTAGAGATCGTGAAATGACATTGCAGGTTGAAGACTACTTAGACCATGACGTAGCCACGCCAGAACATATCCTATGGTTAGCAGTCATAGAACGAGCAATCATAGATTACATAGATCCATCTTGCCGCATGACAAAACTAGAACTAGGGGCATTAGAATTGTTTTTCTTTTCTAAACGCCCTAAGCCTTGCAACTTAATCTATATTTGTCAAAACGTGTTTGATTATCCAGATGCTTGCGAAGCAATACGAACAAGAGTTAAACATTTAAAAGCAGCAGGACCAAAATCGTTTAACAGAGCTAAACGATATAGAATTAGTTCTTAACGCTTTTTCTTATCAACTAACGACCAAGCCTGCGCAGTGCCATACAGTATAGCACCGCCAATTACAGGCTCAGCAGCTTTGATAAATGTATCAGCATCACTCTCACTAATACCAACAGTAAGCAACCCACCAGCAGCAAGCGTTAGCAAATGTCGTACAATCGAAAGTATAATTGGCATATACAGTCCTTCCATCTTTTTCATATCATTTAACCTTATCAAGCTTATTATCGATCCGCTCAACCCTATCTTTAATAGCTAACAACTCAACGTGGATCACTTGAGCTTGAACAAATAACTCGTACTTCTTCTGCTCTAACTCACGCAAGCTGTTTTTAACTGACCTGTAATCCATGCCGACTAAGGTAACTACAATGCCTATAAGTGCTTTAACCGCTAGGTCCACCCAATACTTAACAGAAATCAAATCATGTTCTGTCATTAGTGCACCCTCCCACCACCATAGGCATCAATAACTACTATTTCCGCTTCGGGAGTGTTCCCCATAAGTTCCATAAACTTTTGGAACGCCGACTTGCTTGCTAATATCGCTGACTCTTTTCCAAGTTTGCCAAACTGCAAACCAACTAAGATACAACCGTGCGTATCCTTATGCGTGTTACCAGCGTGAATCAATATATGATTACGCGCAGGTACGTCCATAATCTGGTAGGTCAAACCAAACCGAGGGCTACGGTGTAGCTTTACCTTGTAACGTCCAACTGGAATACAGCTTATTAGCTTTTCATTGTAGCGCCAGGGATCCTCCAACGTTACCAACTCAGGCGAGCCATCGATACAGAGGACGCCCATAGTAGCGCCATTATGCTCTGTAACTCTGACTAGCCTGAGCTGCTTCATGCCGTTTCAAGCTCTGCTACTCGTGCTTCGAGAGCTTCGACTCTTGCCGCAAGTTCCTGGACTGCCTTTGCAAGCAAAGAAACCATGTTCCCGTATGCCAAACCTTCAGGCTCTCCAGTCTCGTTATACATGACATACTCACTCAACCCGAGAGCGTGGACTTCCTCTGCGATTAGCCCTCCGAAAACAGTATCTCCATCATTAATGCCTTTATATGTAACTGATCTAAGCTGCAAAACTTTAGACAGCCCATGTGGATTGTCTTGAACATTTGTCTTGTATCTAATTGAGGAGGTTGAACGCTGGAGATTTCCATTTGAGTCTATGTTTATATTGACAGCAGAGGCCGTTGTGGCGTTATACGATCCGACTGCAAAGACATACCCATTGTCTCTAACGCCAAAGGTCTCAGTTCCCGAGGAATCTTGTACCGAGATGGCCTTGTTTGTTGTTGTTCCCGTACCTTTAACTGTAACCCTCGTGGTACTAGCCGCCGGAGCTGCTCCAATTCCGACATTCCCCGAGGAGTCAATCTGCATCTTCTCTGCAATAGCGCCGGACGTATTGGCGGTTTGAAATGACAACCTACCAGGAACGATACCAGCAGAAACAGCAGCATCTACGGCACCAATTATCCTGGACGACACATTGTAGCTTGTGCCATCAGCACCGTAGAAGCCCAAAGAGCCGATATTGTCGTTGTTATTTACAGTGGTGTTTGTCCCTACAGATGCACCACGACTCTTTCGCAAGATTACTTCAGTGGCGTTGGTATCTGCTACATACCTTGTATTGGTGATTGCGCTGGCAGCTACAGAAGTTCCCTCGACTGCGAAAGCATAGGCAGGGGCAGTAGTTCCAATTCCCACCCGACCTGCGCTATCAATTCTGACTTTCTCAGTGCTGTTAGTAGCTATGCCAATTTGATTAGCAGCAGGCGAAAAAATGCCAGTGTCGATATCATTGCCAGCACAAATAGCAGGTGCTGCCGCAGTCCCAGCACCTATGTTAACAGGTAAATTACCGCCTAAATTTAAGTTATTAGTGCAGGAGTTGCTACCATCCTTGTTAAGACACTGGTTAATTCCAGTAGCAAAATCGTTGTCCTGAGTGTCATGGCGACCAGCTTCTATGCCGATACTAAGCGCTGCATCACCAGCCCAACCACCAGTAGCGTTATTTCCTTTCGTGTAGGTTCCTGCTGCCCAAGCCATAATACCCCCTATGCTTCTGTAACTTTGCTTAATACTTTATTCACGTACAACCGAGTTTCTTCAGGCACCTTTACTATTTCTTTAATGTTGGCCCAAGTTACACGCTTGCCTTCTGCTTTTAGCTTACTAATAGCTTTATCAATGTTAAGTGGTCCCCAGTTGTACGCCGCTAGTGCAATATCAGTTTCGCCGTACTTGCTAATCATCTGCTGCAAGTAACGGCTGCCACCCTCTACATTCTGTTCAGGGTCAAACCTATCTGCAACACCTAAATCTTTTGCTGTGCCTGGCATAAGCTGCATTAGGCCGCCAGCACCTTTTGGACTAACGGCTTTAGGATTATTAGTAGACTCAACCTGGATAACAGCCTTTACCAGTGGAGCAGGCGCATACTCTTCGCCAATTGGTATGTTTACATCCTGTTTCCCAATCTTTACAGATTCTGACTTTTGCGGGGCTTCTTTCATCATTCCCTCTAATGAAGCTAGCTCTGCCTCTAGTGCTGCAAGTTCTGGATCGGTAGATGAAGTGGCCATATCAATCCCATCAATACCGCTATCTTTCTGTGTTTGTGGCATTACAGCGCTACGACCGCCAAGCGTAGCAAGCAAAGTTGCCAAATCAACGGCAGATGGCCCGCTGCCTTGCAAAGACCGACCTGCGCTAAATAAGCCCTTGCCGATTAGCCCTTGTCCAGTAGGCGATCCAGCGGCAGCTAATGACCCTGCAAGGATTGCGCCTAACACTGGGTTACCTCCTAGCAAGTAGGTTGCACCAGGAAGCCCAGCCCCACCTGTCGCATACAACAACGCTCTTTTTAGATCGCTTGCTGTCATTGGTTGCTCAGCCGCCTTTTTGGCACGAGCTAGTATTGGCTCAGCAATAATTACATTTTGCTTTTTTTTGTTAAGCGATTTTACTTCAGGCGCGTACTTCTCAATATGCTCTTTTAAATCCCTGTAAAACGCTCGCCAAAATCCAGGGTCTGCTTGTGGCCCGTCTTTATACTTTTCCCCAAATACCTTCTTTTGCTTATTGAGCACATCGAGCGAAAGTTTGGATCTGCCAACCTGTTCAGCTTCCCAATCTCCAACTGCTTTTCTCATTGTTGGAGATTCTGATTTTGGAATTACATTCCCAAATTCGTCATATAGCGTTGGGATGTTTGGCTCAACAAACTTGGATTCGTTTTTAACGGCAGCTTTGAAATCGCCTATGATGTTTTCGTATGACTTTACATCGGTTATGTCTACTCGATTGTTTTTAAGATATTCTTTTGAATGTGTAAAAGATGGCATTTCAATCTTTTTGCCACCCTTGTCTACATTTTTTATAGCCGTCTGTATTTGTTCTTCTAAGTCATCTTTAAGCGCGATTGCGTTAGAGTATAAAACATCTGGATTTCTGCTTGGGCCAAGCGCATTTGTAGAAAGCAACTCATCAAAACTCTTAGCTACTTTGCTTTGATATTCGCCATCAACTCCTTCAATTAAGCTATTCTTCACAGCGGTCAAATCAGATTTGCGAACCCCAATGCTACTACGTTGAAGCGCAAGCCCAGCATCTTCTAATCTGTTGGCTGTTTTTCTTAGTGCGGCCATCCCTCCAGATGCTGCGGCAGGAGCAGCTAGTGCACCAACTAATCCAGCATATTCACTTTCTGGTGCGTATGCTTGTGCCGCCTCACTGCCAAAATATGAAGCTAACCCTAACAGTGCCTCTTTAGCTGCTGGCATAATGCTAGTAAACGCCTTAGCTTTACCGCTTGGCGTTGGCGCCATAAATCCAAGCGCGGTATTCAATTCTCCAAGCCCTGCGCTTTCTACAGCTTTCGATGAAATGTCTTTCATCATCTGTATCTTTGCTAGCTCATAAGCATAAGTATTCTGTGCTTCCTGGCCAGTAAGCATGTTCTTAATATCAGAAGCTACGGCACTTCCTGCCGCGATGCCTTTTGACATTAATCCAAACGTAAGCAGGTCGCCAATATTAAGCGCACCACCGCCAAGGGTAGCTGCAGCAGCAAGATTAGCAGTAGCTGGATCCATCCCAGAAGCTTGTGGTGCCACAGTTTGTGTGGCAGCTAATTGCGCATCGAGAGATGCTAGTTCTGCTTCTAGTGCTTGTAATTCTGGGTCCATTATCTTCCCACGCCACCTGCTGCTTGTCTTTGTTTTTCTATTACCGCCTGTCTGCGCTCTTCAATTAGTTGCCGCAACTCTGCTTTGCGCTTATCAATATCTGGTTGCTCTAACTGCATAGGTTGATTTAATATTTCAAATGGCTTTGCTATGCCAAATGAACTAATGCGCTTTGGATCGATTCCCGCGGTAATGGCTTCATCTTCATAAAACTTACGTGTTTCTTCGTATGTTTGTGAAGCAACTTGATATGCACGCCTCCCCATATCAATGATACCTTTTCGCACTCCCTCATCAAGACCGCCCTCGCCCAAAAGCGCTCGTTTTAACTTAGCTTTTAAGCCGCCTGGAATTGACGCGCTGTTTTCAATTGCACTCACTTCGCCTTGCAATGCCGCTAATCCTGGCTCTATCAAATGCACAGCTCTTTTTGCCAATTCCATTGAAGATACTGCGCTTGGGTCTTGCTCCGCTAATTGAATGACTGCTGCGGCATCGCGAAGCTTGCTATATCCTTTAACTTCGGGACGAGTATTAAACTCTCGCCTTAATCGTTGCGCTTCCTCGTCTAGTTTATTGCCTTGTTTTAATCGCTCTGACTCTAAAACTCTATCTGTAACGGCCTTCTGTATTGTTGCTTGTTTATCGATTTCACGTTGATATAGCTCCGTACCTTTAGGCCCAAGTTCAAAATCAGCAGCAGTTTCTAGCCCTAGTAATGTATCAGCAGCTTTAGCTTTTCTAGCTACTTCTTGCTGATTAAGTGCAGTAGCCAAAGTAGACAACCTACTTTGATACATTGGATCTTCTACGCCACCAATAAAGCTAGTCCTAGCTTGTGGTGTAGCCATAGTCATCATTTGATTGGCCAAAGTATTTAGTTCAAGCGTGTTTTGAGCTGCCTGTTGCCTTGCCTGGTAGCCTAATAATGACTGAAGTAGGATAGACCCTAACCCAATACCTACCGCTCGTCCTGTGCTCGTATATGGCGTTATAAGCTGTGGAGCGACCTGGCCTATAGACGTGGCAGCAATGCCGTAAGGATTTTCAGCAGGAGTGAAGTTTAATCCAGACAATGACTCAAATAACGTATCAGCCATGTTATCTCCTCAAGCCTTGCGTAATGCCTGACGTAGCTCCAGCAGTAACGCCTTGCACAACACTAGCGCCAATATTTGGCTTAGGCTGCGCTGGCTGATAATTCTGCATCGTTTGTCCCGCAACATATTGGTTAAACGCAGCATAAGGATCAGGAGCTGCACCACCACCACTTCGACCAATGCGAGCGGCTTGCAGTTGCGCTTGCCTTGTCCGCTCGGCTTGTTGTGCTTCAAACGCCCTTTGTCGTTGCGCTTCTTCTTGAGTGTACTGCGCTCCAACACCAGCCATAAATGGTGCATTGATTGCCTGGAATTGCTCGTATGGCATCATTCCACTTTGATACGCTTGGCCAAAGCCTTGCTGCTGTACGCTATAAGCAGCTTGCTCAGCAGCACTTTGTGCTTCTTGCCTAGCTAAATCCTGCCGCTGCGTATTAGCTCGCATTAAAGCTTGAGCCGCTTCTGAGTTAGGGTCTAGGCCACGCTCTACTATGCTTTGCTGAGTAGCTAGGTTTTGTCTTGCAAACTCTTCCTGATTACGTCTTTCAAACTGGCTTAATACGTTCTGCCTAGCCCGGTCCATTTCTTGCGTAAATCCTGGCTCATAGCGTTGCTGCATTTGATATGGATCAGATGTCATGTAACGATTAACTAAGTTTTCGTAAGCTTGTCCACCAGATTCCATAGCTCGTTCTACTTGTTTCTCTCTTGGCAAATCAGCATATGGAGTCTCAGCTGCTGGTTGTGTTGGCTCATTAACACGTCTGCCGCCTGGCATTACTACAGGTGCACCTGATGCTTGCCCCAAAAACTTGTTTGCTTCAGCTTTGCCTTTGTTAGCAAGGATTTTTCTATACCTAGCTTGCTGAGCAGGATTTAGTTGGTTAAAAGCAGCTTGGTTTTCTTCGTGCCTAAAAGTAACTGCCGATGGTTTTCTCTCATTTGGTTTAGGTTTTGTAGTTACCTTTGCACTAGGCCCTTTTGCTAGAGCGCCTTTTTTTGGTTCAGGTGTAGGCTTAGGTGTAGGTTTAGGTGCCGCTTCTGGTTTTCTTGTGTTCTTTGCCATAATTATACCTGTCCGCCTAAATCGTATCGTACTTCAAATCCAAGTATTTGCATCGTTGTGTTTTTAATAGCGCCTTGAAAAACTACACTTGCACAATGTCC